ACCATGGCACAGAAGTCAAGGACCATTGCAGATCGCACACCGTAGCCTGTCTGGCCCGGTGCTTCGATAGACGCACGGAATGTGCCACGGTTAGCCTTACCTGTACTGATACCATAGTACAATGCAAGCTGTCCGAATGACGTGAGACTATCTACGACAATGGTGTTTACACCTTGCTCTGCAATGAGCTTGAGCAAGTCCTTCTCAATGATACCTCCTTGTTTGAAGTTCTCTAACTGTGCAGGCTTGTAACCTGCGAAGTCAGCTACGAGGATATCCTCACTGCGACGCAGTGATGCTGTGCCAGCAGGATCAAACTGTAACCAGAGTTTCTTACCTGGGGCAGTAGATGCAAGGACAGTCTTGCCACATGCAGGCTTACCCCATAGTAACATGGTTAACAGTTCTTGTCTGTCGGCAGAGGATTGAACGGTGATGTTACCTAGTTGCATTGGTTAATCACCGGCCTTCTCCACCAATGGACTCCATTCTTCCTTAACCATCTCACTATACACTAGCTTCTGATCCTCGGGATCAGTAGCACATAGTGGAATGAATGCACAAGGACGGAAGTATCTGTTACACGAGTGCGTGTACTTCGGTGCGTTGATAGGATCATCTACGTGCTGTAGATGTAATCCTATTGTATGCTCTAGCCAACTGAACCAGCGTTCCTTAGTCCATGATGGACGACGGACCTGTTCAATGGCCATGCCATCAGTCATCATACGTGGTAATGGTATAGTCAGACCAATGACTAACGCACGTTCGACAGACTGACCGCACCACAGTGAGGCAGCTACACTGTAGCCTGTCACTTGATGTGACATCTCGAATGACATACGCCATGCGTCGTCTAGACGTGATGCAGTCTTGTTCTCTTGTACAATCAAAGCTCCATCACGGTCTGTGTGGAGTCCATCGACTCTACCTGTGTAGATGAACTCATGGATGAGATAGTCACCGTCATCGACGCATCCATATGCGCTAACTTTGATAGCAAAAGGGATCTCGATACCGACCCAGGCGGTAGGATCATTGACATCTTCAACCCAAATGGGATAGCGGCTACTGTCCCATCGCTGAACGTAATATAACAAGGATGTTTCGAGGTTAGTGTAAGTACGTCTCCTGTCATACATGTCATCGACGTATCCTGCGGTAGATAAACATTCCAATGCAGCATTACGCATGGATATACTTAGGTCTAAGTCATTCCATCCTGCAATGATGGTAGCCCATCGCTGTACACCGAACAGACGGATACCATGGTAGTGCATGTGTGCACTTAGGCATTGACCTTGGATGTGTCCAAGCTGGATCAGCCTGATTACAGAGAAGCATTCATGCATAGCACTACCTGCTTCGAGCGCCATAGCACGGCCACCGCCGGGCATAGTCAGATGCTTAGAGTATCGAATGATACCCCATGTAGGACATGTGTTAGTGGCACTCAGCTTAGTGTAGTCGAATGACTCTAGCCTAGCTATGTCATCTGCTGTAGCCTTAACAATGTTAACCTTCTGCCATGGACGCATGGTCATTCTCTCCGTTCATTGAACTGTCCACTAGCCCAATCACCTACGAAGGTAAGCAGTTCATTGAGGCTACTAATGCGTTGGTTCGATGACTTCGTATCACCTGTTACGCTGACAACGTAGTTACCAACACGTGTCTGTCGAATAGATAGATAACCTGTCGCCGGCCTGGCAGGCTTAGGCACATCACGTGCCACGTGCATCACATCAGGTATCTCACGCTTCAACTTACGTTGAATATGTGTAGTAATCTCTGGTTCGGGATTACCGAGCAGATCATTCCTACTATTCATCACCTTCTCCTGTCAGTGTCGGATCACTACCCACACGGATAGCTAACTCCTTAGCACGCTTATGCAATGGCAATGCAGATTGCAGTTGCTTCGTAGCCATGATCGTGTGTGATTGATTATCCGCCATGCGATCCATGAGACTAGCCAGTGTCATGATCTGTTGCTTCATCGCATTGTGATCCTCTGCAATACGTACAAGCATCTTCAACAAGGCCGGATGTATCTGTCCTGTTAACTCACGTTCGAGTAGAACAATATCACGTGACTTAGTGGACACTGTTATGTTCCTCTCCGATCGTTGCCTGCTGCACTGTCATCATCAGTTTCTGCATGAATAGATTACATGCGTCGAAGGACACAGGTGTACCTGCATCGGATAGATGCTTACGCAACTGTGCAATAAGCAAGCAGTTAAGCCGAGCGGCGGCTAGAAACTGTGACGCAACTTCATCACTATCCGTAGGCAGCGTAGCCTGCATAACTACAAAGAGTTCAATGCTTGCATCTTCAATAGCATTGCCCTCGGCAGATACAACCTTCTTAACGAAGCTTTGATACAGACCTTCAGCCTGTTCAGCAGACTGTTGCAGTTCCTGCATCACATGCTCAGGCACGTCATCAGTGTCAGTAACAATGCTCATTGCTCTGCATCCACCATTACTTGCAATGCAGCAAGACGTGCTGCGCGTTTCTCTACCTTGTCGATTGCTTTATCCAATGCTAGGAGTTCCTTCTCCATCATTGCACCTTCTTTAACAATCAACTCTCGTGTCTTACTGTCTTTGACAATCTGCTTCTGCTGCATGAGGTCCTCATGCTTCTTAGCAGATGCTAGTCTACGTTCACGTATACCCTTGAGGAATGCTTCCTGATCTGTAGGTAACATCTCAATGAATAGCTTACGTGACATAGCATTGTCATCGACATGGATCATAGCTTATGATTAGGCATACACTGTGCCACCTCCTTACGAGCATCGGCTAGTGTGGCAGCCTCACCCTTGAATACCTGCGGTGACAGTGTAATAGTCACAGACCAGTGCCATAGCTTCTTAGTCATATCATATGTGATAGACCATTCAGCATTGCTGCGACGACCACGTTCTGACTTAGGCTTAACTGATACTAACTGCATTGGAATGACTGCCACGTCATGATTACTCCGTTATGATCTATAGATCATAGCATTAGTGAGAGGTTAAGTCAAGTGGCGCAGCTCTGACAAAGAGCATAGGCATGTGTGGCGTAGGCGACGCAGCACCTAATCGTGCAGCGATACCATTCCATGCTTCAACAGCATCACATCTATGCTCACGCAGTGGGCCTTGTGCACCACATGCAGCGTTAACACACTGCACAGCCCACGGTTTACCGAACCGTTCGATCGTTGTACGATCTGAACAGAAGAAGCAGTTAGCTTGTGTCATGGACGTTTCCTCCTGTACTACCACATGATGTAGAGTATCAATATACTATACGCAACAACGATGATGCCAATGGCAGTAGTCAATGTGACTAACACGTTATACATCGAACTTCTCAATGTATCTGTTAGCTAGCTTAGTAACATTGTCAGCAATGATATCACGCAGCGTGAAGCCATACGCATCCATCAGTAGATGGAGGTAGAACATTACGTCACCACATTCTTCACGAATGTTAGCTGGTGACAGCAGACGCTGCTTACCGTAGAGTTCTTTCTTGTGTGCATCGAGTATCTCTGCTGCTTCAGTCGATAGACCAATGGCTGCGTGTAGACCACGCTGCCAGTTGTGAGACTTGTTTGGAACAGAGACAAAGCGATTGTCTCTGCTAGCCATGATGGACTGCATATGGTCGGGAGTATTCTCCACTTCCTTATGGAACTTACCATACGCTACAATAAGCTCATCGAGTGTCATGTCTGACACACGATGTGCAATGTCCATAGCTTCGTCTTTGTGCATTAGCGTTTGTCTTTCAATCGTAGAATAAGGATAAGCATACCATAGATTTCCTCTACAGTATGTGGACCTTCTACTAACTCAGATGCAATGAGTTTGCATAGATCGAGTTCATCCATCTTGGATGATACAGTGTAGTCAGAGGACATTACGTTGCCTCCTTACCAACGGCACGCCATGTAGCACAAGAGTCACCATCATTCTCACGCATCCCTGCGTCAGTATCGACGTAAAATTGTGGAAGATGATGCTGTCCCCATGTACATGCGCCCCAATGGGCAGGTGATGCACCATTATCACGCAGCCACCAATGGCAGCTACTGCATTGTTTCTTATCCATGTTACGCACTCTCCTTAACAATGATACCGCTCTCACTATGAATGATGTGCCGCCATCCACCAAGGCGTTGTGCAACTATCTCACTATCTTTGATGCTATCAAACGATAACACAAAGTCCTTCCATCCACCATTGGCATCACCGTGGTGTCCTTGGAATAGCAGATACAGTTTCATCCATGCTTCCTTCATATAAGGTGCCACACCTTACCGACGTTACCACTCAGTGTAGCGTTGCTCTACATTGTTTGCAGCAATGGAGCATAGGTGGTCAGGCGAAGGGGAAACCCCGTCGGTCATTCTGTCCTGTTGCTACTTCAACAATACACTAAGCCTGTGCTGGAAGCCAGCACTTTCTGACTTACACTCCTTCTCAATAATAGCCGCTGCCTCTGTCAGTGAGCAACCGAACTTGGTAACAAGTAGGTTAAGCACTTTAGCTTCAACGATACGTGAAGGGTTAGCTACATTCTGCACTACTACATTGGTAACAGTGCTATCATGTAGCAGATGCTTGCCTTTAATATCAGGCATGACAGATGCTAGCTCTGTGAGCAGCTTCTCACGTGCGATCTTAGCACGATCCTCTGCACTATCAGCCGCCATCTTTGCGATAGCATACTCTTGTGCAGCAGCATCGAGTGGATCATTGGCTTTGAGCAGCTTCGGTCCGCACTTGGAACCGATACCATTGATTAGCTTATCAATGGATACTTGGCATTCAGCATGGTTCATTGTCTTATCCTTCATCAGTGGTCTGCGCGGGGAGACTCGAACTCCCACGTCTCACGACTGTAGATTTTAAGTCTACTGCGTCTACCATTCCGCCACGCGCAGAAAGAGTAGCCATGTATTACATGGCTACGTTGTAGTTAGAAGGGGATGTTGCCGCCATCAGTGATGGATGCCTGCGGACCAGCAATCATGCTACGCAGAACCTTAGTCCGGTTCTGCACTTCATACAACATGATCCATCCATCGACAGCAGCTTCAAGCTCAGCAGCCTTGAAGGTGATACTACCCTTAGCTAGATACTTGTGTGCAGTCCACGATCCACCATCGCTGCCACTGTAGCTGAGGTCCACATCCTGTGAGTATTCACCTATTCCGTTGTCAGCCAGGACTTGGCGGCAGCGTTCGTGCTGCACATTCACATGCTCACGGAGCATGTGTTCAAACATGAGATGCTTGTCCATTGTATTACCCTTTACTGTTGTAGTTTAACAACGTCGATTGTATCTGGCCCTTCAGTCACACGTTCTATGTCGCCAGTATCATAGAGGTGTATGTATGTGTGATACGCAGTCTCTGGTGAGCCTGCTATCCACACTAACCAACCGTTGTCAACACGTTTCAGTGTCAACAACTTGGTTGATTGGATGGTTAGCCTGATTATAGGCGTCATCGACTTGTGCTGCCATGGTTTCTGCCACGCCTCGTGTGTAACCACACGCTTGTAGAAAGCGTGTAGCATGGAAGTTACTCTGTGTCCTTCGCAGTTCTACTGTAAAGCGTAGCAAGGCTACGCGGACAGCAGGACGGTGCAACGGCTCTGTCTTCCACCATGCTCCGAGGTAATCGTAGTGTCGTTTAACAAACAATGTGTTGCTTGGCATGTCCCTTCCTCCATTGTCTATATAGTATAGCAGAGTGTTACTGTTAAGTCAAGTCAGGTTGTGCATACTCAATCTGTTTACGTAGTTGTTCCCAACCATAGAAGTTGTTGGAGCGTGTTATTCCATGATGGAATGGCGTAGCCTGATGCTCAAATGGTGACATGTGTTGTTCAACAAGCAGCCTCTTATACAGTTCTTCATCTGCTTGCATATGTGTAGGTGTCCCGTCATGTAGACGATAGGATACACGAGCACATCGTGCTACGCTTAGCGTCTTAGAGATGGTTACACCATACTCTGCTTGTTCTTCGTCACTGACGTATGGCAGATGCCATTGTCCTGGCGTAAGTAGCCTCGGCTCTGACGCATCCATTGCATCCTTCATAGCCTTAGCTAACGCTTGCATCTCTGGCTGAGCAGCAGGATGTAAGCGTAGCTTGAAGAAGTTATCCCATTCTGTAGCGGTGACGCACACACGGATGTGTGAGTAAGGTTCAATGATACGGTTAACAATCTGTTTGTGTGTTCCAATATCATCGAGCCTACGTGCACGTATGATTGCTTCATTACGCGCAACTTTCCATTGTATCTGTGCCCATTCCTTCCCTGACTTATTCAATTCCTCCTGTGCTTGCATACCTTTCATATTCTTGCCCCAGTAGACAAGTTCTACTGGGTTAGCAATGATATCCTGTATCAGCTTCTCCGTTGGAATAGCGCGTGAACTAGACGCATTACGACTGAACATGCGGTGAGCCATGAACTCTGCATGGATGAACCGTGGATAGTATAGACTAAGTGTAGTAATACGCTTGCCGGCTTCACTGATTGAGTCAGCGATGATATCTGCTGTTATCATGTTAGTATCCTTGACGAATGGCACATGCTACACCGAGTGTATACTCGGTGAACTGTTGCATATCCAATGCAACATAGAAGTTGTTAACATTCATGTCATCTTGCCAGATGCCACGCTTGTTCAGTGTGTAGATTATCCACATCACTTCACCATCTCATTCAATTCCTTCTTCACTCTACGCGCCGTTTCACCACGCCATGTAGTGGCATTGGATAGGAAGTAGATGATGATGCTCTTAGCAGAGTCAGCACCGTAGTTGTCTGTAATAGAATACAGATCACGCATCGCATCCAGGTATGGAACAGCACCGAAGTAGGGCTTCTTCCAATCAGCACGTATCTCACGTGCAATGGTGCAGATAAGCCGAGGCTTGTTGCTCTGTGTGTCAGTAGTCATCTTCAATGTCCTCCGTTGTCTCATAGTAACTGTCGGCAAATATCTCTGCACGGTAGTGTTCATACTTCCGAGACTCACATGAGTCACAGATGAAGCAGCAGAAGATACCGCGTGCGTCGTATAGCTCACGGCGTGGTAGGCCAGAGTCACATGAACATGTCTTTGACATCAGAACGGTCCTCCCCTCTCTGCTTCATCAGCACATGTGTCACATTGATAGCCCAATGCTACGTCAGCAGCCGTGAGTCTGTTCTCACGTTCACACTCAGGACACGGATGTATCCGTGGGTTACGCTTCGACGCAGCGCGGAGTGAAGAACGTCCACCAGGATCAGCGAATGGTGTCTGATAAGCAAGATCAGGGTCACCATCATATTCGTAGTCTTCATTGAAGTATCGTTCGTCTATGTCATCATAGACAATCTTACCATCAGGCTTACGAGCCATGACATACCTCATGCAAATAGCCCCGCAGTGTGTTACCACTACGGGGCTGTTATTGTGTTAACAACATCACCTTCTGCGATGTTGTTTGAGTAATGTATCATAGATACATTGTTAAGTCAATTGTAGGTTATTCTTCGACGTAGCCGAGACACACTGCTTCAATGTAGATATGACGCAGTGCTTGCTTCGCTCCAATGCTTGGAAAGCACTGCGGTTGGATGTGTCCAATGTATGATAACGCGGTATCAGAGTCGAGGAACATCGACTCTGAGTCATTCCATTCCTCTTGTGAACAGTGGATGATATCCATTACTATGTCTCCCTTCACTGTGTTAACTAAGCATCGACCGTATCATCAAGCAATTCTGTTGCTTGATTGTGTGTCAGTCGCATGGTTGAGAGGATCAACCTGTGTCGGAACACGAATGTTCCTGCCTGACGTGGATGTGTGAAACACATGTTAGCAGGCACAGGCTCATACAATCCTTTAGCATTGCATGTGTAGCCTGCTTCGCGTGCCTTATCCATTAACCTTTGTGTTATCTGCATTACTGTGTCTCCCTTCTCTAAGCATTTGTATAGTAGCACAATGGTTACGCTATGTCAACATAGTGGATACCACTTTACCCTGTCAGGGACCGTGTGTTCGGCACACTGTCGCAGCAGATAAGATAGCCTTATCAATGGGTTATCGTGGATACACTTAGCTGCTTATAAGCCGCTCTGTGTGGCCTGGGCAGTGTGTGTGTGTGCAGTGTGTGTGTGTGTGTATAGCGTGTGTGCTGCGTTGATCTTAAAGATCAATGAACACATGTGTGTGTGTGTGTGTGTGTGTGTGTGTGTGTGCAGGGGGGGGGGGGGGCTTAACACATGTTAAGCGGTGCAGTAGGCACAAAAAACCCCCATAGCGTGAACCATGGGGGCTTGTTTGTTGTCAGGCAGTAGCAGTGAACGGATCGCGGATTGCGTCATGCAATTCGTCACTGACTCGCACGGCGTCAGCCTTGGCGGCGTCGTTAAGAACGGTGGCAAGCATGGAGCGCAGTGCGTTGCCCGCGTTGTCATCATGCACGGCGTCCACAATTACGCCCCGCAGGAAGTCAGCATCGTTCACCGCCATATTCGTCAGGATCGCATACAGCATGTTGCCGATACCTTCCTTGCCCTTCTCATCCTTGGCCATGGCTGGCAGGACAGTATGTTTTCCATCCGTGGCAAGATTTGTGAAAGCCTTGGTCAGCAATTCCGGCGCCGCCGTAGCTGTCATGGGCTGGCCCATCGCTGGGACGCCATGCGGATCAGCCTTGGCGTTGCTCTTGCTATCGCCGCGATCCCGCTTAGCGCGCTGTTCCGTGACAGTAAGCCACGCGCCGCGGAGGCTGTTAAAGGCAGAGACTGACGGAATGAATGGTAGTTTGACCGTGCGACTGCCTCCATTGCTGCGGTCACGGCCCTGCAATTCTTCCTGCCTTGTGCCGAATGCGACAAGCATACGCTTACCTTCTTCATTGTCATGCAGGAATTGCCACTTGTTTGATGCTTCCACGAATGCTGCGGCAGGGACTAGACATTTATCCATGTCTACAGCGGTAGGCTTGTTCGCATAATGATTGCGGCAGGCCCAGATAGTGAAAGCCAACTCGACAGTCCGTGACCACGATGCACGCACCTTGTTCGTCAGGTCAGCATCGTTATCCGCTCTTTCCACGTCAACAAATGAAGTCAGCACTTCTGGCGACTTCCACACCTTCCGCACTTCTTCGCTTGTGAAGAATGCCTCTGGCGTATGCCTCCGCAGCAGGCTGTAAGCTGTTGTCTGCGGTAGCAAGTCGTTGACGAGGATGCGAGCGAGGCGAAAGCCGGCATGAGCTATAGCGTTTTCACGCTTGTTACCGGCCTTTTCCGCCTCACGCCAGTCTTGAACCATGCCTTTTACTTCAATCGCATAGTCGTAAGCCGGCGCGTTGTTACCGCTATCGGTGGTAGCAGTAGCAGTAACAGTCGTTGTCTTCTTAACCATGTTAAACATTCCCTATTCTATGCAATGGACGCCAGTAGACAACGCAATCGCTTGCGTTGTTCTAGCAGTCATATGCAATTGTCAAAGAGCGGTAGGCTGTTAGACACATGTCCAACACGATTTGGTTTATAGCACGTCGTTGAATGCTAAGTCAACTCACATACAACGCATTGATATTGTTCACACATTCAAATGCTGTCTGGACAGACATACTGCATATACAATGCACACATTGTTAACACTGATAACAGAACAGCAGACGATGCTAACAGCACTAGGTAGCGTAGGCATGAGCATGTGCATCGCAGTAGGCGTGGCGATGCACCAGGCATACCCTGGCCAGATGCACCCGGCCTGCCCTGGCCAATGGTAGCGTTACCATCCAATATGGGCATATGCCCTTATGTGGTATCCATGGTATCGTTACCATGGACAACACTGTTGACCTATGACCACATGGCCATCCTTAACACACGTTAAGCCCTGGCCATGGCCTATGCCATTGATATCATTGACTATTCTAGTCCGCGGCCCTTTGCCGCACGAGACACTGCTACATGTAGCTACATGCTGTCACACGCTACGCCATGCGCTGCGAAAGGTGCCGGCACTCCATGCAATGGCCCCCCCTCATTGCGTGATCCCAAAGCGGGGGTATTGTGCACAGCGTCGCTGTGTGTGGTTATGTCGATAGCACGTGTTTACACGCTGCGTAGAATAGCCATTGCCACTGCTACAGCAGTCGCCACTGCTCCATCACATAGATGCTCCCATCTGTGCTGTACTGTAGTACTGTACTGTAGTACTGCTATTAGCGTAGTAGTGCGTACTGCTGTGCAGTGTTGTAGCTGTACATAGTGCGGTAAATGTGATATATATGTAACAGGGTAGAGAGAAACGGAGGCGCCTCCTTTGGAGTCGCCCCTATAAGTCATTGATATTCCTTATTGTCTGTAGTACTGTACAGTACGATGTATTATTAATAAGACTTGACAAGACGCACCCCGTAGGGCTATGCCTCATAGAATGAGGGTGGTGGCAGGGTGGTTGAGATATATACATACGCACACAATAGTACACAGTACTACTCCACCACACTATAATGTACTCATATACAACACAGGTGATGTATGTCCTTCGGCGCTCCTACTGTAACTGGTTACAGTCCATTCTATAGCAGCACTGCTGGCATTGCAGGTAGTGGTAATGATGTGTCGTACAATGCGATGCCTCGCTTCGGACGTAGCAGCACTGAACGTGCCGCATCTGCCGCACTGGTGCGTAAAGGCTTCCGTGCTATGCGACGGTCTATCCTGTCCTTAGTCGGTGCTGCACCTGGTGGCTCTGCCGCAGAGTCGTACAGGCGCATCCAAGCACAGACGCCATTCAACTCGTTGACATACGGCGGTGCACGTACTGTTGAGACGCAGACGCTTGCAACTGGTGTTACTACATCTGCGATGGAAACGTACGTCGAGAACATTATCCTTCGCAATGGACTCTATACTACAGTAATCAACTACCCTGTTGACCTAGGCGGTAACGGTGGTGGCAGTAAGGTAGGTCGATAATGACTCCACAGGAGACACATGCTGCTGTAGTATCACTGCTACAGCAGCAGGGCTTGCCTATGACTACGGCTAACTTGAACCGTGGCATGATGGCATTAGCACAGAATGATATGAATGTAGAAGGTGCAGCACTGCCTGCGGTTAACCGTAGTATGGATCGTACGATGGGCGCAGCGCAACAAGCTGCATCACTGCAGCCATTGCCGACTCCGCCTATCCCTCCCACGCAACAGCCACCTGTTGCTGCGTCATTGCAGCCTATTGTATCACAGGACTCCTTGTTAATGAGTCCTCCTGGACAATTATCTACTAACGTACGTGACAGCATTACAGCATACCTAGGTGATGAACCTGCTATGCCAGATGGTAGTGCTACAAGTACTGTTGCTGCTCCTACACCTGTAGCTGTCGCACCAGCACAGCGTGAGTTCTCACTAGAAACCATCGGGGAGGATATCCGTGCAGGGAGAGTGCCTAATCCTAATCCCGATCTTCCACTCATCCTATTTGGGACTGGACCTGTTGGTCTTGCAAATCGTGCTTATCCTGCTATGCAGCAGTTCTTGCGACAGCGGACGATGGACGCTATGCGACAGAACCCCGCACGTCCGCCGTCGAACATGCTTAACCAAGCAGGTGAAGGCTTTGATGAAGCATTGGCTGCACGTACGCAAGCAGGACAGCGTTCTACTTACCGTGGTGAAGGAGTAGATGACTTCATTCAAGGTGGTAATGCACAGACTCCGGCTACCTCTGCTCCTGCATCGTCTGTAAAGACGAACACGCCTATGTGGAAGGGAGAGAGTGATCCGTCCGCGCCGATGGGCGCACGGAACACTGCTACTCCACAAACTACACAATCTAACACTGCTACTCCCCGCAGTGGTGGCAGTGCTGATACCGCTGGTGCTGGTGCTGCGATTAAACAATCGCTGACTAAGCGTAAGCAGATGGCTGCTAGTAAGAGTACACGTAAGAGCAAGGACTAATGGCCAAGCTACCTGATGCTAACGAACCGTTACGGCTACCAGATGGGACAGTTGTTGTCCCATCGGTAGCTTCTACGTTTACACGTGTGGCTGTTCCATCGAATAGCCAAGCACAGCGGTTAGTGTCTAACACGCATCGTAAGTTAGCTGAGCTACCTGCGCTGCCTAAGCAGTTGAATAGCTATGCAGCTATCCTTGTCTACACAGCTAGTGGACTCTCTGATGCAGAGATTAGTGTTGCTACCAAGTTCACTGTAGAGCAGATCACTCTGCTCCGTGCACAGCCTGCATACTCGCAGTTAGAACAGTTCATCATTGAGACTGTGAAGCAGGAAGCTGCTACAGAGGTAAAGAGTATTCTACTCAATGGTGAGGTAAAGGCTGCTACACGTGTAGTCGAACTCATCGACAGTGAAGATGACAAGGTAGCATTAGCTGCTAGCAAAGACTTACTAGACCGTGGCGGACACAAGGCGGCAGAGAAGCTCGATATCCGTGCTGACATGCTCAATACATTCCGCATTGAGGTAGTGGACAAACGAGGCAATGTGCCTACTATTGATATGGAGACGTGCTAATGGCTACTGTCATTGACCTCGCATGGGGTGGTTCTGTTCCAGGGAATATGTCTATCCGACCGATTGATCCATCGTTGACGGATAACTTCCTTACTAGCGGTGCAGAATACTATGAACCGAAGCGTGACTTCAATGCTATCGGTGATGGTAGCACTGATGACAGTGTAGCAGTTAACCTCTGTATTGCAGCAGCATTGGCTGCTGGTCATCGTAAGATGGAGATTGCAGAGGAATACTACGTACCGACTATGAGTAAGGAAGCTGCTGATCTCATCTTCGTTGGTGATGGATCACTTGTTAGCTCTCCTGTACTCAAGCCTATCATCCCCAAGGATGCGTCACCGCCTCGTCCTCCACTGACCACATTCCGTGCTTCGCAGCATTGTCCTATGGGATCAATCGCAGCCGCACGTGGTGAAGTTACTATTGTACTAATGGGAGACTCTGTTTCCACACCGCAGGTTAATGGTGTATCGTACATTGGCAATTTCCATGGTAAGCTGCGTGAAGCATTCGAGCGTGACAATCCTGGTGTAACCATTAACTGGTACAACCGTGGCATCGGTGGGATGAACTGGGACACGCTCCCAGATAACCACTTCGGTACTGTTGTGCAGCAGTGGTATGACGTTAATCAGCCATGGCTTGATTACGTCGAAGACTTAGCTCCTGATGTAGTCATTGTTAGCTGCGCACGCAATGGTGGCGTCAGCTTCCAGATGAAGCACATCCGTGATGCACTTGCTATCATGCAAGGCTGGGCTAAAGTCCCTGACATCATCATGACGAATAGCATTGGTGAGACGCAGACAGAGGCTACCACTTCAACAGTGCTTACTGCTGCTGAGACGCGCCAACGCTACATGTATGCTGCTGAGGGCATCCGCTCTTACGCATTAGCTAATGGCTATGGACTCATTGACACTGAGACACAGTTCAGTCAACTGAACCTCGGCTTTGCACAAGAGAACCTTCCACTACTCCGTGATGGCTCTATCATCGGTGAGGCTAACACAGGTAACTATGATGTAGTCATGCCGTGGACTGCTTCTGTACCTGTCTATGGTTGGGGCGGCGCATTCCGTGTTGGTCTTGGTGACTGGACTACCATGGGTAATGAGTTCTCATTCCAGATCGGCGGTGCGAAGTCTGATGAAGCAAAGGGCTGCCGCTTCTGGCTGAAGCGTGATGGTGGTACGTTTGAGATTTCATATCGTATTACAGTAAGCCGCACGGCTGAGGGTGGGTCTGAAGACTACACATTCGTAGATTGGACTGCTACAGGCGTTACATGCACTGAGTCGCAGTTCTTCTCCTTCACTTTCCATCAGCAAGGCTCACGTGTCTATCTAGGATACCTCACTCCTGGTAGCAGCCCTGCTACTCCTGTGAACATTGCGAACAATGCGTACGCTATGTTCCATGGCTACGTACCGCGTTGTGGCGGAGAGTACACTCCTACGATCACATGCACTGCTGGTGCTGCATCTAACGTACTGACGTGGACAGGTGCCACTGACGAGTACGCATCACTGACGCAGATGCTGCATCCTCGTGCATTGAATATGCCTGAACTCACTGACCGTGAGTTTGCATCACCTGACATTGTTCCACTGCTCCCATGGGGAGGCGGTGGTCCACACCAAGGTACACTTGCTGCTGAGCTAATCATCGAGCGTGCTATTCAGCTTAATGACTTCAGCTTCCAGTGGACGGCTGCTGCGTATATTCCTACGTCAAGTGTTGTACCAACAAACGGCATGTATCTTCCGGCTGCAAATACCCTCGGGTGGGCAATCAACAGCGCGGCCGAGATGCAGCTAACAAGCACCGCATTATCCCCGGCGGTGTCTGACGGTTCCGCCTTGGGCACGTCGTCGCTGATGTGGGGCGATCTGTTCCTCGCGTCTGGCGGGGTGATCAACTTTAACGCCAGCAATGTGACCATTACGCATTCGGCGGCTGCATTGGGGATTACTGGTGCGACTGTTACGGTTACGCGCAGCAGCACTGACGGGTCGGGCATAACCACCGGGCTGTCTGTTCTAGGCGCGCAAAGTGTCGCGCACACCGGAACATTTTACGGCGCTTCAATAGCGCCATCCTACAGCGCGTCTTCCGGGAATACGTTGGCGGCGCTTTACGGAATTTCGTCCGCCCCGGTTAATACCGGAACCGGAACTATCACAGCGTTCTTCGGCACGCGATCTCAGCCAATTAATTCTAACAGCGGCACTGTCGGGATTATGCGCGCGGTAGACGGTATCCCACAAAATACGTCTACCGGCACCGTCACTGATATGTATGCGGGGTTCTTCCGATGCGATAACACAAACGCCGGCGGAACGGTAACGAACGCCTACGGTGCATATGTAGCCGCACCATCCAACTCCGGAACGATGACAAACAAATGGGGCGTGTATCAAATAGATACCGCGTCGAAGAACTTCTTCGGCGGCCGAACGCTTATCGGCACGGTTACAGACGACGGGTCAACTGCGTTCCAGGTCAACGGCAACGCAAAGTCAGCCGGCTACTTCCTGCGGTCTGTTGGGAACGCCCTGACAGCGACCGGAACAACCCGCGCCGATGCGTTGCAGTTGGCGAAGGAAGTCAATCGCCTCACAACTGTAGCAGCTTCAACCGGCGTGATCTTGCCGGTCGGCGTTGTCGGAATGCGTATCCGAATTTTCCACGCCGGCGCCAGTCCGGTGAAAGTCTACGCGAGCGCATCGGAAACGATTGACGGGGTGGCGGGTGCCACCGGCGTGACGCTCACGAATGCGTTGCGGTGCGAGTATGAGTTCGTAGCGGCTAACACTTGGATCAGCGCGCAGTTGGGCGTTGTATCCGCTTAACAGGAGGTTAATATGGCGTTATCACTGGAGCAAGAGATCGACAACAGCGGGCAGATTGCCAGCTATTGGCGCGTTCGTAACGTCGGCGTGGAGTTCCCGACGACGGGCGGGGCGCAGGTGACTATCCTGTTGGATGGGTGGCTGTCAGCGGCAGCCCGTGATGCAGGGAAGGACCCGCTGCCGAACGTCCGGAAGACCGTGTATCTGTCCATGGCAGACGCTGATGCGGCGGACGGATTGACCAAGGCCGCCATTTATGCGGCGGTCAAAGCCGCGCCTGACAAACAATTCGTCGCCGCAACGGATGTATAGGAGAGAATGTGAGTGATAGAAGCATGGCACCTGTTTACATCTCTATTGTAGTGCTATGCGCCTTTGGCTTAGCACTGATCCTTACGTTCACACAGGAAGCACCGAAAGGTTCTGAAGCGATACTGAACGTAATCCTTGGATCACTGGTATCTATGGCTGGTCAGATAGTTAGCTACTGGGTAGGATCATCGTCAGGTTCCACACACAAGACAGAGTTGCTCATTGATGCTGCTAAGCATAATCAATGAGTAACACTTACAAGCTGATCGCAGGTAGTGCGGCTGAGGCATTCCACCTCAGTCGTAAGAAGATACGTCTCTACGGTGGTGGTTTTGCTAATGGCAAGACCACTGCCTTAGTAGCTGACGCACTACGCATCGCACGTGATTACCCTGGTGCATCTATGATGCTCGGTCGCGCATCTTATCCTAAGTTAAACAGCACTCTCCGTAGAGAGTTCTTCAAGTGGTGCCCTAGTTCATGGATCAAGTCCTTTAACAAACAGGACAATACTTGTGTACTACGCAATGATACAATCATTGACTTCAGGTACATTGAACAGCGTGGTGGCGCAGACGGAGAGTCTACTAGCAACTTGCTATCTGCTAACTATGACTATGTAGGCATAGATCAGATCGAAGACCCTGAGATTACAGAGCATGACTTTGAGCAGTTACTAGGTCGTCTACGTGGTAATGCAGCATACGCTGGTGACGATGATACCATGCCGTTGACTGGTCCACGGTACATGTCATTGACATGTAACCCTACCCTCGGTTGGGTGTACAAACGTCTAGTGAAGCCATTGCATGACTTACGTGCAGGACGGTTCAATCCTGATCTGATCTGTGAAGTAGACAATGATGGTAGACCTGTTCTAGTGAACGGTCAGCCTATTCCACTAGTGGAAGTCTTTGAGGCATCCACGTATGAGAATGCACAGAACCTCGAAGCAGATTACATTAAGACGCTAGAAGCAACATACCGCGGTAAGATGCGTGACCGTTACCTACTAGGTAAGTGGGTAGCATTCGATGGTGTCGTCTATGACGAGTTCGATGAAGCTGTGCATATCATTGCACATGATACACTCGTACGACACATTGCTGATCTACGTCAGCAGGGCTACCGTCTAACGATCATTGAAGGCTATGACTTAGGCATCACTGCTCCGTCATGTTACTTACTTGCGTTAGTAGATGCTCTTGGCATTACCTACGTTGTAGGTGGGTTCTATGAACGTGACATGGGCATTGGTGCGCAGGCTGATGCAATCAACACACTCCGTGCGGAGTTAGCTGGTCCTGAGCTTATCGTCCGTGACACTGAGCCAGAAGTGTTAGCTGATCCAGCTATCTTCCGTCGTACTAACGCGGGACAGGTTACAGGACAGACTACAGCTGCAATGTTTGTAGACAATGGCATTCGTATGCGTAGAGGCAACAATGCCATTCTCAATGGCATCATTAAGGTGAAGCAACACTTACACATCCGTGAGACTGTACTCAATCCATTCACACATGGTTACGGTTGTCCATCACTGTTTGTCAGTGATAAGCTCACATGGTTCCATGATGAGATGTCTACATGGCGATGGAAGCGTGGTAAGGATGACACTGCTATTGACATGCCAGTGGACATGAACAACCATGCCATGGATGCTTTAAAGTATATGTTGACTGACACGCCACAGCCGGGTACATTAGTAACGACTACTAGAAGGCCACTGCCTCCTAAGCTCCGCATGTGGAATGAGATGGAAGCAGCTACTGTAGATAACAGATCACATAGGTACATGCGATGAGCAGCTTCGACATGCTATGGCAGTTTGATCCCGACATACGTGCATGGCGAAATGAGTTCCGTCAGCAGTACGGTGAAGACCCGCAGATTGAAGGATCAGACTACGACTATAAGACAGCAGTGCTGTCAGGACTACGGCCTAGTGCTTATGCACCTGATGGTGGAAAGTATCACTGGCCAAGCTCGACAGACAACGGGACAATGCTGAAAGCAAAGAACCATCCCACTGCGTGGATGGAAAATTACATGCAGCAGTTTGGTGTAGACCCAAACGAAGATGATCCTAAGCGCGTACAACAATACCTCATTGACAACAATGCAGTTGATTATCTAGGAAGCTTAATGAAATGAGCGATACACTGCCTGCTCCGATTGAACGTGCATTAGATGCAGAGGCTCCGCTCGCACCTGTGGATGCTGGCGCACCAATGTATCGCATTGATGAGAACAGCAAAGTACCTGTCAGTCGTGAGCATGGTAAGTTATGGAAGGGGCGTATCGCCGCTGCTAGATCAGCACGTAAAGTGCATGAGGAAGCATGGGACGAGGCTATCCGTTATTACAATAACAATCAGCTAGAGCACCGTGAAGGTCGCGATAGTATGAGTGGTAACAGATACTACTCTAAGCGTCGTAACAACAAGTGGTCTGAGACAGAGAACATTGTCTACGCCAATGTGCGTGCAATGATGCCTGCATTGTATGCGAAGAACCCTCAAGCAGAGTTTACCACTCCTAATGAGGACATGAAGGACTTCGTACAGCAGGTAGAAGATGTAGTCAATGCTCTCGCAGGACGTAAGCACGCACCTGGGCTGAATTTGAAGATACATGCTAAGCAGGCTGTACTAGCTGCTGAGCTGTGCAACCTCGGTTGGATGGAATACGGTTACACTCTACGTCAGCAATCCATCCTTGCTGCGCAGGATGACATTCAACGTCTATCGACTGAACTAGCCGATGCTAAAGACACTAAGACTATCCGTGAAGTAGAAGGACAGCTACTCGCATTGGAGGAAGAATTAGATGTTCTTACGCCACCAGGACCGTTTGTCAAGTATCGTACGCCACAGGATGTACTCGTCGATGCGGATGCGTCGATGCCAGATTACAGTGATGCGAAATGGATGGCTATTCGTGAGATTTACCCCACTGCGTACCTGAATGCACGGTATGGTAAGAAGGGTGAAGATGGACAAGTCATGTCCTTGTACGAGCCTACGCATGTGCTGCTAGGTGACGCATCAGGTGATGATGACATTAAGAACTTTAAGCTGTTCGAGACAGATGCGTCTGCTCATCAGTACGGTTACGAGAGTAAAGCGCAGCTAGAGAAAGCACAGCGCACCATGTGCTGGCGCATCTGGGATCGTATTACACGGCGAGTGTACTTGTACACTGATAACCGTTGGGACTGGCCTATTTGGGCAGAGAATGATCCGTACATGCTGCCTGGGTTCTTTCCACTCACGGCATTAGTGTTCAACACTACTGTCGTAGGTGCATTAGCTCCTAGTAACGTCACGTACTACCTAGATCAGCAAGATGCTATCAATGAGATACACGATGAATTCCGTCGTGCTAGGCAGGACGTGAAGGAGAACATCCTTTACAACAACAAGTTTAACCGTGATAGCGTCATTGCATGGCTTACTGGTGGTGGACCTAACGCTGTAGGTGTGGAAGTACCAGAAGGTACTAACATGCGTGACATGATCGTAGAGAAGCCTAACAGTATGTTAAAGGCTATGCAGCTATTCGATCTGCAACGCCCATTCCAGTCCATTGATCGTGTCAGTGGTGTCTCTGACGTTATGCGTAACGTACAGTTCAAGACGAACACGACTAACAAAGCGATTGAGAACTACAACAGTGGTACTGCATTACGCTTAGATGAGAAGATCGACGCTATCGAAGATGCGTTAGGCATTGTACTGTACAACATTGGCTACCTTTGTGCACAGTTCATGGAAGCTGATGCAGTCCGTGCATTGATCGGCGCTAAGCGTTCGATGAACTGGCAACCACGTGTGCCAGAGGAACTGCGTGACATGTTCCAGTGTCAGACTGTAGGTGGTTCTACGCAGAAGCCCACTAGTGCTGGTAAGAAGCAGCAGGCATTAGAAATGTCTGAGATACTTGGTAAGCTGGCACAGTTTGCACCTAGCGTTGTCATTGAGACAATCCTTACTATTCTCGAAGAAGCGTTCGACGAACTTAACCTCCCTGCGGATGCGTTTGAACGCATGAAGGAGGAAGTTGTAGTTGCAATGCAGAGGGGGAATAGCACACAAGGTGCTGGTGGTGGTGGTGAAGGAGCTACTGCTCCGACTTCACCGACTGGTGCTGCACCACCGCCACAAGGTGGTGGTGGAATGGCACTAGAAGAATTGGCTGCAATGATTGACGCATTGCCGCCACAAGCAAAGGTCGCACTTGGTGAGATACTTGCTAAAGGCGTACCTGTAGCTGAGGCTTTGCCTGAGGTACTCAGCATGGTTCAACAAGGCAACACTACAGCAAATGGAATGATGTAACAATGAGTGAAACACTCGAAGCACGCGTTGACCGTATGTTTGGATTAGAAGCGCAGGATGACGCTGCTACTGCTGACACAACTACGGAGACGAATGATGTCAGTACGGAAGGTCAGGAACAGACCACTACAGGTGCGCCAGCAGTCGCAGGGAGCAGCAATCAGAGCACGACCGCTACTCCTGGATCAGACAAGTCAGCAACTGGCGCTGTCACTGGAACTGACACTAGCAAAGAACACGCAGCCGAGCGGCAAGTTGTTAAAGCCTACACACCGGGCCGCCAGCGTCTACCTGCCGACGCAGAAGGCAACCTAGTTGATCCTGCTACGGGACGTATTGTTGCCAAAGCAGGTAACGAGCGTGCTCTATACGAGTCTGCGCGTAACTTCCATACACAGATGCAACAGCATCGTGGACAAGCGGAGACACTACAGCGTGAGTTAGACAAGACTACTGCCCACCTTACTGCGTTCCGTGAAGCTGCACAGCTTCCTACGCAGCTAGGACTACAGCCTCAGGAAGTGACTACTGCCATGCAATTCATGGCGCACTTTAAGGCAAATCCCGTCGAGGCAGCGAAGAAGGTCTTGACAGAGGTACTAGCCCTGGGGCATAATCTAGAGGACCTCAAAGGGTCTGTAGACATGGCCGCTATTCAGCGCATGATACAGACAGAAGTTGCACCGTTTAAGCAGAACCTGTCTACGCAGCAGCAGCAGTTAGAACAACAGCAGCAGTTGCAGCAGTTTCAAGCACAAGCGGATAGAGAACTAGAGGAACTGTTTGACACGTTCCCTTGGGCTGAGCAACAACAGGTTGAACTCCAACGTGTATTAGAAGCTGACGAGCGGTTACCACTGCGCGAAGCTACATTGATGCTTCAAGCCTGGGCGTACAAGAACGGTTATGATCTTAACCGTCCTCTCTCAGCACAGCATGAAGCAGCAGCGACCCGTCAGCCGCAACAGCAGCAACAGCCGCAGCGTATGAACGCAGCACAGGTTGTCGCTCCTAGCGGTTCGACTAATGGCACTGTAGTTCCACGTGTGAACACAGCAGTTAACCATGATCGCAGTATGCGAGACATTGTTAGCGAAACGCTGCGTGAACACGGCATCAACGTTAACCGCTAATAGGTAGCAACAATGATTAACACTTCTTTAGCTGCTAATGGTACTCTCAATACCATTGTGCATTCCATGTTGGACAAGTCCCGTCGTAAGCTCATCATGGCTAGTATTAAGAGCAACGCTCTTATGGCCTGGGCCTTTGCGACTGAACGTGTCGAGACCGAGGATGGTGGTGCTAACATCACCAATCCTATTACAATGAGTCGTAATCCTAACGTCGCATCGTATCAGTACTACGATGAACTGCCTGTTGCGCAGACGAGTGAGTTCAGCACGATTGGTTACGGCTGGTCGCGTGTTGCAGGCTCACTGATTATCAGCGATCAGGAAGTGGACGAGAACACTGGTGAAGCTGCGTTGTTCAAGCTGCTCACTGCTAAGCTCGATGTGCTTGAAGAAAGCATCGGTGAGAAGTTCAGTGAGTATCTGTACGGCGCTGGCGCTGGTGTCGATCCTCTCGGATTGGAAGCTCTCATCCCTGATGATCCTACCACGGGCACGCTTGGTGGCATGAACCGTGGTACGGAAGTGCAGTGGCGTCCGTCTGCGTACGACTTCGCTGGTGGCCTTGATGCTACGAACATCGAAGAAGCCTTTGATGACGTGCTCATGGATTTGAAGTTGAAGACTGACAAGCCTGATCTGATCCTCATTGGACGCAATCTTATCCGTTCGTACCGTCAGGCTGTGCGTGATAAGGTTATGATCCCACTGGATCAGAGCAAGAAAGGCAAGGGCATGTATGACCTTGGCTTTGAGGGTGTCACGCACAATGGCATCCCCATGCTCTACGACGAAGACTGTAACGTTGATAAGGCGTACTTCATCAACAGCAAGTATCTGCGTATGCACATCCTCAAGGGTGTGAACATGCGTGTGAAGAACCTTGTTGCTCCATGGGCCATTGATGCTATCGGCAAGCGAGTCGTGTGGCAGGGTAACTTCTGCTCTTGGCGTCAGTTCCGTACGCACGCCGTTGTGATGAACTAAGGAGTACAGCACATGGCATTGAGTAAGAAGTTTCAGATTGAAGTAGTCAAGGACCGCGAGCTTACGTCTACTGTCTATACCACTGTTAAGGGTAAGGATGGTAAGCACCTTGGCATGAAGTCTGAGCAAGTCAGCCGACTTGTTCCTGAGAGCTTCATGGTCTACTTCCCTGGTGGACACAGTGTGTGGTTCGAGACGCGAGCGAAGATGGCTGCTGCTGGCATCCTTGAACATGCGAATGAAGAAATCGACCTGGAGACTGGTGAGCCTGTGCGTGCACCGGACTATGTTGATCTGAAATCACTCGTAGGTAAGCGTACGCAGCAGCCTGCTATGTTAAGGAGTTTGTAAGATGACGCGTCGTGTTGCTTCATTCTGGCCGCAGCGTGTGAACAATTGGTTCAACCATGCGGTGATCGGTTCGTTCGGCGCTGATGGCTCTCCTGACATTGCTGTCATGGACATTGGTGTGCTGAATGCACTCGATCTCGATGGCATCCTTGCTGCTAATAGCATCGCCACTGCTGGTATGACTACCACATTTGCTTCTACGTACACGGGTAGTCTAGCGCAGTGGGGCCTGTATGGTCGTAACGTCACTGTCCGTGCATCTGGCGCTGCTACGACTTTCGTTCGCGTGCAGGGCCGTGACTACATGGGCCAGCCCATGACGGAAGCATTGACGCTGAATGGTACGACTACCGTTCAGGGCGTTAAAGCGTTCCGTTACATCGACCGTGTGAACTGGGAGGCTACAGCTGCTACGACTATCGACGTTGGCTGGGGCAACTACCTCGGTGTGCCGTATCGCAGCTTGTTGCTGGTTGCGGAGGTGAAGAATAACACTGCCGCAGCTAACGCTGGTGCGTTGACCTCGGGCCTTGCTGTCACTTCTACCGCTGGTGCGACTAACGCTGATCCTCGTGGTCTGTACCTGCCTTCGACTGTTATCCCCAATGGCAGCGTTAACTTTGTTATCCGCTGTATTGTGGACAAGACCCACCTGTACGGTGTTCAGCATTACTTCACTCTGCTGACCTAAGTAGGTAGGTGCTGTAGTAACTTGCTCCACTGTGTCATACACAGTGGAGCCTTTTTCGTAAGTAGAGTGTAGGAGTACAGCATGGCATTCTACTCACACAGTGATTTAATACAGCGGACTATCGTCCGTCTACGGCAGGTAGCAGGCCCTAGCACACAGTTGTATGCTGAGGATGCTATTGGCATGTTGATTGAAGAAACGTATGAGCTAGTGCGCTCACGTAGATGGTGGGACAATCTCACTAAATGGGAGACTAGGCAACTAAATGGTAGTACAGGACTCTGTACAGCAGAGTTCATTGGAACACGTGAGGGGTTCCGTGATGTGGATCGCGTGTGCTACGGTAGTAACAGTACTCCACTGCCTATTCTATCTAGCAATATCAATCCTTACAGACTTACTGGAACGTCACCACGTTATGTAGAACCACTACATGCGTCAGATGATGTACAAGGCTGGGCACCTGCGGGACAGAACCTGTTTCGTGTATGGCCATTAACGGCTACTACGTCCGTTGCACAACCATTACGCATTCATATCCGCTTAGACCCTGCTGATCTGTTCACTGATCCATCAGTGATTGTACCATTCGATGCTTCATGCCTCATTAACGGCGCCGCTGCGAAGTACGCAGCAGATGATGGCACTAATCCTGCTACTGTAACTATGTTACAGCAATCATTCGAGAATAGATTACAACAGTTAGAACAGCAGCATGACAGTGCTAAATTGATCCTTGATCCACGGATGAATGATCCTATGCTACTCAATGAGTGGGTGGAGGGTCACTGATGCGTAAGATTAAGCTACCTGCTGTAGATAAGCTACAAGCTGCTGTAGCACGGGACTTCCGTGGAGGGTTGAACACATTCGACTCTCCATTGAACTTGAATAGTAAGTATCTCACTGACGTACGCAATCTGTACCCAGATAGTAATGGTAAACTGTCTGTACGCTACGGTACGTCACCATTTGCTGATGTTGAGGAAGATCAGGCTACCACTGCTGCGATTGATGAAATCATAGGCATGGAGTACTATGCTGGTGCGCTCGTAGTTGTAGGAGCCAATGGTAAGATTGTTACTGTAGACGCCTCTGGCGTTGTAAACCTGCGGTGGAGCACTGCTATTGCAGCATTACTTCCCGGTGCCCCAGCAGGCTGGACTAATCCTATCACATACACATCGTTCACACAGTTTGCTGGACAGCTTATCATCTGCAATGGTGTAGATAAGCCAGTGACTATGGATGAACTGTACGCAGTGACGTATGTACAGGACCCTGTATCAGGGACTAATACTAATACGCCACGTGCGAAGTATTGTACTACACACGATGGCCATCTAGTGCTGGCTGTCACTCCCACGGATACATACACTGTCTACGTCAGTGGACAAGGTGTTACATCGTTCGATCCTGATGCAAGCACCAATGGTGCTAACATGGACACGTCCATTTACATTGACCGTGGTGTCCCTGTTATCACAGGATTAGCTACGTACCGTGATCGACTGGTAGTTACCTACCAAGAGGCAATCCTTGCTATACAGTTCATCCTTCCCACTTCCGCTCCTGTAGAGTTCGATGTAACTGATATCGTCAGTGGCTACGGTGCCGTAAGCCATAAGGCTATTACTGTCATCGGCGATGACATGTTAGTGCTAGACACTAGTGGTGTCATCAGCATTAAGCGCACGGCATTAGGTACTGACTTCATCCCTGAGCCAGCTAGTTCACTCATCAATACTGATGTACAGCGTGCATTAGCACGGTTCAGTAACACACAGTTAACTGAACACGTGTTCAGCGTCCATGATCGCATAGCGCATCAGATACAGTTCTTCATCCCTGTCATTGACACGGTGACAGCTACTACGCAGAATGACGTATTCGTCTATTGCTATGACAAGTCACAGCGGTTCAAGGCATGGACACGGTACGATGCTATGCCGTACAGAGCAGCCTGTAGGACTACAGAAGGTCGCATCTTCTACGGTGCAGGTACATCAGTGCGTTATTATCATAACGCTTATGAACCTCGGTATACCGATGCAGGCGCCATTGGACAGCAGAACTGGGACGACGGTGACGCTTGGGACGATGGCACAGGATGGGAAGAAGGTACAGCGGACCTGCCGATTAACTTCTACATGAACATGCCATGGGCGGACTTCAAGCAGCCATTGAATAACAAGATGAGTAAGTACTTATCTACATTCAGTGAGGGCACTGGCAGCTATACAGTAGACATGTACATAGATGAGTTCACTACTCCATCACTGTCCATGTTCTTCATGCAAGAGAGTGGCCCACATGCTGCATCATACGAGCATCGTCCACCGAATAATGAACAGTTATACGCTTGGCCACAGAAGTTCATGCGTATGCGCTTCCGTATCAGTGGCAGTACCTCTAGTGCATTCAGCATCATTGCTGTAGGTATTCTATACCTCACTGGCTCAGTTAGGAGATAACAATGACAAGTGCCATTGATCCAAACTTCATCACTACTGATCCAGTCAGTAAGAGTGGAATGCGTACGCAGCTACAGACTGCGAAGGATGAAATCAGTGCATTGCAGACTAGCGCTACTACATTAAGTAGTGCTAAGTTTGATAAGGCTGGCGGCACCATTACTGGTGACATTTGGCAATCTAAAGCTAGCCCAGCATTCACATTTCGTAGAAGTGCTGCTGGGCAGAATGTATCTCTGACATCGCAGATAGGCACTGCTACACGTTGGGCACTACTCTTTGGTAATGCTACCGCGGAGAGTGGTTTTAATGTAGGCAGTGATATCGTACTCAGCCGTTATTCTGATGCAGGAGCATTGCTCGCTGCTGTCTTTACTATCACACGTTCTACAGGTGTAGTTGCATTTACTGAGTCTCCTACAGGACCCACTCGTGCGGTTGGTAATGATACCACTAGCTTAGCTACCACAGCATTCGTACAGAATGAGTTAGATCAACAGATCAGACGTGGCATAGGTACTACTACCAACGGTGTCGGCAGTGTGACTATCTCACCTGCGTTTAGTACATCTATTGATAACATTCAGCTTACTGTAGCTGCGGGCAGTGGAGCATTAACTGCTGGTTCAGCTATTCCATTAGTGGTAGGAGCTACTCCTACTACCGCAGGCTTCAATGTCTACGGTGACGTAACACAGTCAGTGAGTTTCTATTGGGTAGCAGTAGGTAGATAAGAAACGAGTAGAAACGATGGACGGGACGACACTGTAATGTCAGACGATCTTGAAAGTAGGTTACGTGCTACGGAACGGCGTTTAGATACGCATGAAGCAATCTGCGGTGAGCGGTACAATAGTATCATTACTAATGGCAAGGAGTTAACTGACAATGTTAAGACATTACACTCTGCTCTACAGAAGCGCATCGACTATTTAATAGTCGGCATAGTACTGCTCGCATTTGTAATGGCAGTAGGGCCAGAGATCGCAGAGCGATTGCTCGGTGGTATTGCGAAGTAGCAGTAGTACTGATGCGATTGCGTGCTATGTTTGTGATTTCATCAGTACTATTATCAACTCTGTTGACTCCCCCCTCTCGCTTTTACTATATAGCAAGATAACATATTTATCTTGCTATGTCAATCCCCTCTGTGGTATAAACTGCCTAATCCATAGGCATCTAGGCCATATTTCAGGCCCAGTAACAAAAGTTGATGAGGCACCATGCTGGTCCGGCCCCTGCGGTTCTCTGATGGATACGAGTGTATACGCTTAGGTAAGCTGATGCACGCAGAGAGTAAGTATGCACACATACCGTTCAGTGAGGACAGTGTGTGGCATATGATGTATGCCGTAGCTAAGGACGCTGTGCGTGGATGGTGTGTTGAGTCGCAGGATGCGAGGCTACAGGGGCTAATTGCTATCAGTACTACGCCGTACTACTTCTCTGAACTAATCACTGCTAGTGACTTAGCATTCTTCGTACCCGAACGTGATCCACGTATCACATTCGCATTGATGAATGCGGCTGAGACATGGTGTCAACAGAATGGTATTCATTCACTCACACTAGGTGTGACTGCGCCTGCTGAGACGTTACCGATTGGTAAAGTGTACGAACGTAAAGGCTACGCACGTTGGGGTGAAGTATACCGTAAGGAGTTTGTGTAATGTGTGGTAGCGGCGGCAGTAGTGGTATTTATATACCTCCTGAGGATAATACTCTAGAGCTAGAGCGTATGCGTCAAGAAGAAGCTAACCGTAATCGTATCCGTGAGGATGAGAGAGCGGCACAGCTAAGGGCTGAGCAGGAAGCAGCGTTCAGTACGAATGTTAACAACGCAGAGACAAGTGCTCGTAACCGTGCACAGCGTGCACTGGCGCAGCGTGGACTTAATCCACAGGATTATATGAGCCTCATTAATAGTGCCATTGCTGACCAGAGCTTCATGGTGCCGCATCGTGATCCGAACCCTGCACAGTATTACACTGATGACTTCATCAACAATGTGTTAATGAATGAGCAGGCTGGTAAGCGTAGTCAGTACATCCGTGATGTAGACAAAGTGTACTCACCTGGGTTCGAGAATAATCTTATCCAAGATACAGTCGATGATCCGTATATCATGGATGTATTGAACACGCAGCGTACTGCTGCACAGCAGCAGCTAGACCGTGCTAAGGCACGTGGTAATCTCGATACCACAGGTTACAGCGGTGCGTTGTCACGTCTCGATGAGATGTTCAAAGCAGGCACTGCTACAGGACAGAAGCTAGGTGGTTCTGTGTTACAGGGCTACAAGGAGAGGCTCCGTGGTAT